ACCTCGAAGTAATCGCCCGTCTGCATGTTCTGAGCGGTAATTCCGACGGTTGGCAGGGTGCTATTGCTTCCCAGCAAGGAAGCCGTCCCAGTGAAAAAGGCATTGCCAAAGGTGATGGCCTTGGCGGCAGCCCCGCTGGCGACTGCCCCAGTGCTCTGTTCAGTGCGTCGGGCAAACTGCGCTAAGTAGCCGAGCTCGTCTACAAGGATGTTCTGGGCAACCTGCGATGACGTCAGATCAGCTCTGAACTGGAACGCGCGGCCCTTGAAGGTGCCGTTCGCAAAGTCCTGCCAATCGGACCAGGTGGGTGTGGCGTCTGGGTCGTCGTCGGTCTTGCGCACCAGCAACTTCGCATTCACCTTGTCCACAACCGCGCCGTCCCAGTCCTCCCAGAGGTCGACAGTGTCGTTACGACTATCGACTAAGTCGCCGGGATAGAAGCCTCGTGTAACGAAGCGGCGCTCCAGGTCGAGTGAAAACACTCCCTCAAGGTCCAGAGTGTCGGTAAACGTGTAGCTGCCTGACGACTTGGTGTCGCCCATAATGTCGAAAAATGGCAAAGCATCGATGTCCGTGACATCGTCTATGTCGTCGTCGCCATCGATGATCAGTGCGTCGTATTCCTCGCTATAGAAGCAATCGGTCTTGTTGCCCTGGAACGGCGGAGAATCCTGATCCTCTCTGCGATTAGACAGCAGTAGGCGCCCCAGGGTATCGGGCAGATCGATGATGACGCTGGTTTCGTTGGCGCTCAGTCGGCCACCGTCATCGGCGAACTTCACCAGCACCTCACCTTCAATAAGTGGGATCTTGGCGCTAGTGGCCGAACCAGCAACAGCCTCAATTAAGTCGACCGAGTTGCTCCAAGTGGCGCTGCCGTCAGTGAGGTTGCTATGCCGGATGTAGACCTTGCCGCCGTTTTTGACGTCCAGCTCAGTTGACTCATCCCATTTCAGGGTCCCTTCCTTGTCGCTTGTTGCCTCAAAACGTAGGTTTTGGACGTCTCCGGGGATTGCAGTCTTACCAATTGCGCTGAAGCTGAACTGCGTCGGGTTGGCGGATTGGCGTCCCAGGGCATTGATCGAGTACACCTCAAAGGAATAGGTGGTCGCTTTCGTATCCAGGATTTCGATATCAGGCTTGCTGACGATTGCCGTCTCCCAGTTGCCGTTTTGCTCTCTGTAGCGAACGCGGTACTGAGGAACACCCTTGACGGCTTGCCAGCTAAGGATGATCTTGACCTTTGCCTGGTCGTTTGAGGCGTAGAACTTCTCTACCGCAGCCAGGTTTGTGGGTGCAGTTGGCGCAGCATTTAGTGCGCTAATTGTGCGGCTTTGCAGCGTGTAGCCGCGCTCGACATAGTTGTACTTGCTCGAGTTGTACTTAAGTGCGCTGATCTCGTAGAGATGCCCCTCCTTCTCCGCAATACTTAGGACCCGATACTGCTGGGTCTGTACAGAGGTGGTCTGAATAATCCAGATGCTGTTGGCCTGGGGTCGTGTAGTCCAGTTCGCGTCAACCGTAATCAGGATGCCTGTACGGGCTGTGATGTTCTTTGTCTCGAGCGTTCCATTGGGCAGTAAAACGCTGATTGTTGCGTCCTTACTGGGAAGACCCGTTGCGTCATCAACAGATACCGTATTTGTTCCTGATGTCACGATCCGGCCGCCGTATCTGACGCCAGCGCGAACTGGATCGTTAATGTCGATAACCGCTCCAGGGCGGACCAGGGTGCCTGCCTCGATACCTGCGGTGAATGTGACAACCTCGGTTTCCTGCTGCTCGGTGTAAAGCAGCCACTGACCTAAACGGTTGGCTTGTCCTCGGGATGTACAAGCAAATGCCTTTACTTCGGTAGTAACGACGCCGTACTTCTCAATTGCGTCGCGGTCCTCAACTACTTCGTAATTCAGATCCCGTGTCTCAAGATCGGTGTACGCCACAATTGCAACGGTATGGCGAGTCTTCAAGTCAGAGCCGAGGTACGTGAAACCTGGCTCGACTACATTGCTTCGGTTGAATAAGTAGGTTGAGTCGGTTGGCTTGTCTTGCGTGATCGTCAGCGAACCAGTTGCCCAGTAGGGCTGACAGCGCATGACGCTGCACAGGTCGTTAATTAGCTTGTAAGCCTCGTACTGATTCTGGATCAGTGCATTACAGCTAAAACGGGCCTCTTTCGTGCCATCGCCTAAGCCCGCGTCAACTAATTCGTTGCAATACTGAGAGGCGGAATAGAAGGCAAATTTGTCTAATTGATTAGCGGCAATATGATCGCCAAAGCCATATCTAGAAGTTGTAAGTAGGTCCCACAAGATCCAAGCTGGATCGCTACACCATTGGGCAGAACCGAACGTACCAGTCCAAGTGCCGCTATACGTTACGCGGCCTGTATCGCTATCGACGGTCGCATTATTAGGTAACGCAACTTTGATTCCACGTATACGGTACTGACGGGATGGTAGAGAGCTGAATTGCTCCGCATTAAAGCGCATCCCGATTAGTGCGCTGTTCGGATAACGCAGCTTTTCGTAGATAATTTCGGTGTAGGAAACGAAGAAGCTGGGATTGACGTTTTGGTCTGTTGAGTCTGCGGACTGGCGCACCACGCGAATGTCAACCGGGAAATCGCCGTCGAGCGTGATGATGTAATCGCGTTCGTATTTATCGGCAGTACGCCCACTTATGTCGGCGTCTTTTGCCTTGGTAAATCCACCGCCGTTGTACTGAACCTCGATATCGAGGCTTACGCTTGTGCCTAAGACGTCGCCTTCATTAGTGGCGCGCTCCAGGCGGGGAATCGAGATTGTTACGCGGACTGCATCGACATTTGTATCAGTAATTTGGCGAGTGACTGGGACGCCATTTTTGACCTCAACATTGACACTTTTGATATCCTCGACTGCGTCAAAGCCGTCAATGTAGGTCTGGGCGTTTGTGCCGTAACGGGGCTTTACTGTGACGCCAGTAAAGTTGTAGTCAGATGTGGATAGGCTTGTTACATCAGCGCCTGAGCGCAGAACGGGAGTGTTATTGAAGTAGACGTCTTTAAGTAAGGCTAGGTTGTAATTATCCGTTCCACGGGTATAGGCTCTTGCAGACGGAAAGCCCTCAATCTCCCCTTCGCTGATTAGGTCGAGGATGTTGGCATAGGCAGTTGATGCAAGGTTGTCGGCTTCCCGCGTTGGCGTACGTGAAGCTGGGGCTGCCGCCTGCTGCGTTATGACCTGCTGCTGGACTTGTTGTTGTCCACCGCCGCCACCGCCGGCACCAATAATCTGCTTGGCCATGGCGTCAGCTGTCGATGTCGATGCCTGCTGAGATCACGATAGAGCCAACCACGGTCTCTCCATACACCAGTGGCACTGGAACGCCCTGTTTCGACGTGTTTTGAATTCCGCTAAATGAGTAGGAATCCTGGGGGTCTTGGGCTGTGCCTTCAGAGCTAGTTGCGCCTTGGCGGGCAAAACCCAAGCCCGTAGCGTTCAATTTGGGTGTTGGGGTAAGCATCTGAGCAACGCCCAAGCTGATTAAGCCCAAACCGATCGTTCCAGCGGCGATTGCTACGGATGCGCCCACAATGCCGGCCCCTCCACCAGCTAGACCTGCGCCTAAACCAAAGAAGCCGCCAACTGCTGGACCAAGGACAATAGCGGCTGCGACTAGAGCGACACCAGCCAGGATTTTTCCAGTACTACCCCCTGCACCACCAACAACAGGAATGATCTGAATTACGCCGGAAGCTGGATAGGCGATCTCTTCCAGGTCAGCCTCGTGATGGTCCACGATCACCTTGTAGTTGTGATCGGCCATGTGCTGCTCGAGGCCGGGAAAGTTGGCGATAAGCATGCGCACCGCTTCTGCAGCACTGCTTACCTCAGCCAGGATCCGGCGGAAACCGACGAACTTGGCGAGTGGACCGTAGACCCTAACTTCCCTTTCCATACCGCAGCACCCTACCTGTGCACTTTAGGAGCCATTCTCCTAATAAATCGCGGCTTGATAGGCGGCCCCTGAGATGGTGCAGCACCATCTGGTCGCCGATGTACACGCCAACGTGGTTAAGGCCCTGACCTTCAATGCTCATCAGCAGGGCATCGCCAACCTGCATTTCCTCGCGATCCACCTCGTAAAAGCCAATATCGCGCCAGCAGTCATCGAACATCGGCTGTTCGTTGAACTGCTCCGGCGTCGTAGGGCGGTCCCAATCACGTAGGTGTATCCCCTGCTCGGCGTACCAGTCGCGAACCAGCGTCCAGCAGTCGCTTACTCCCCATACCCAGCTGCGGCCAATTAGTGGAGCTTTGTAGCCCTCGGGCTTGCAGTCGGCCCATTGCTCGGTTTTGGGATTGACGATGTACCAGGTCACACCTGATTTCTCGCAGGCAACGCGATCCGCCTGGCTGGGTATCGGAGGCGTAACTGGATGGCTGTGGAAAATCGCCGTTATCTCACCCTTATCCTCAGCAGCTGCATAATCAGCCGGATCAAGGATGAAGAATTCGGTGCCCTCAGCCAGGTTTTTGCATGGCCAGTAATGCTCGCGGCCTTTGATGACCACAACCAAGCCGCAGGCCTCGCGGGGATCCTCAGCCTTGGCGTGCTCCAGGGCCTGGGTCTTAGATGCCTGGTTCATCCGTTAAACGCACCAATGCCTGGGAATGCTCCAAACGGTAGTTCGCTGCTTGTGCCGAAACGCACTTTGCAGCTACTTAGCTTTTTGCCACACTTGTCCTCGGCCAACGTGCTGACCTTTTTGTCGTTTTCGTCGTAATAAGTGCTAGCGCTGTATCCGCATTCAGTGCCGCGGTAAATCCATGGACACAGATTTGCTGTACAGGTGCGCTTAGGTGCCCGTACACCGGCCAAATCAAATACTGCCGCTAGTTCGAATTCGACAGCTTCGCGCGTTTCAGTCGTCTTACGAGCTACGTAGTAGATCTCTCTGGGAAATTCGACGGTGGCGTCGCTCGTTCCATAAGGGTTCGTACTGCCTGGGAAATTGACGGCATCGATATAGCGCACCAGCGTTCGGATCCTGGTCAGCTTTGCGCCGGTCAGGTCGTTGCCTGGACTTGCAGTATTGACCTCTAGCAGGATGGCGGTAATTGATGAAAGCAGATTGGCGACGCGAATCTTGGGGCGGGGTAAAGGACCCTGGCCTTGGTATTCGAAGCCTTCAACCTCAATCGGAAACGCAGAATACGTATTGGTGTTCCATACGATATTGCCATTGCTGGTTAGGGCATTGGTGCCGTTGTGGAAGCGGTAGGTGTAGTTGACACCGTGGAGCGCCGTGGTCAGCTGAAGCTCGTACAGCTCAATAATGCTGCTTGGATTTACCTTCTGTAGCTCGGAAGTTGGGATCGCCATTACGGTTCAAATACCTGGCGGAAGGTCGCTTCGATAGTTGAGAGCGTAGGAAAGTCAATGCGCTTAGACCATTCCGAGCAAACCCACTTGTAGGACGTCGTCTCGTCTGGGGGTGTCCAGTCAAAGCTGGCGCTGTCCTCGGCGCGTGCATTGAGGAAATTCTCGATGGTGTCCGCGTCGGTTTCGCTGATGTTGTTCCAGGTGACGTTCCACTCCTTCGGATTCATGTGGGAAGGAATGCCGTACAGCAGACGCTGCTCGTAGCCGTCGCCAAACTGGACCGTACGGGTCTTGGGGCGGCTGCGCTTCTGCGCGCCGTAACTAATGTCGATGCTGGGGAAGGTAGCCATTACGCAAGAATGCCTCCAGGACGTTGTTGACGCATCAGCTCCTGACGCACGGCGGCGCCAATTGCCTCACCAAGACGCTTCGAGTCTGGCTGATTACCCTCGGCGCGGCTACCGGTTGCATCGACGTTGACAACGATATTCCCCATAGATCCACCTGCCTCTACACCTAGGCGGCCCCCTGGTCCGCGCTTAAGCGGCAGGATCGCTTCCGGGCCAGCCTCGCCCATCAGCCCAAAGCGGCCCGTGCCACCGTCGGCATAGGCGAACATCGTGGGGCGGTTGACGATGCCGCCCATGGCGTACGCCTGGATGCCTTTATCGAAGACACCGCCATTCATAAATCCAAAATTGGGGCCGGCAACACCTTTGCCTGTAACTGGATTGAAGTAACCCTTAGATGACATTGGAGCGGCTTGAGCGCCAGGCAGTAAACCGACAATCGTGTTAAGTATGGCCATTTGGATCATCTTGGCGATGATCTGGGCCGCCATG